GGGATTACCGGAAAGTTCAACATCTTTCTTGTCACGCCACTCGTCAGGTCTGCGATTTTTCAACCAAAAACAAATCGCCCCTACATCAGGAACAATGTGTTTGTCTGTCGTTTCAATTCGTGCAGGCTTTTGGTTGCCCTGTGCATCCATCTCAATAACTACTTTCTTTTCTTTGTCTGTGTAGCCAGTAGCCCTTTTGAACAAAGAAGTAAGTACTTTAGCATCAGCACAGTCTTTTCCAATTTTTAAGGCGTCCGAAAACTCAGGATAAATCTTCTCCCATAGCTTCAATGTTGACCTTGAAACGCCAATGCATTTTGCTATCTCCTTGTCAATCAATCCTTCCATTGCTAGGCTTTGCACCCATGGTATATGAATGTCAGGTGTATAATCAGTTGGTCTCCCCATAATCTATTCTCCTAAGTATTGATTTGCTAGTACTTCTAGTGATTTCCATTTTGTCTTTTCGGTAATCTCCCCTTCTTTTTTCATTTTTTCGATTACTTTTTTCATCGTTTCGTTCAATGATTGGGGAATAGCTGCCGAACCGAACAAATGTGATAACGTTACCCATTCTTCCGTTCCGTCATATTCCGAAGCTTCCATTTCAGCATTGGCAAGGCTTATCATTGAATGCATGGCTGTTCCGAGATTCTTTACATTCTTGAAATTCTGATACTTTGCTAACGTTTCCATTAATTGCTCATACTGGTCAATGTATGCAGCGCCTATGTAGTCGAAACTTCCTTGCGTTTTACTTACGAGCAATTCCAAATCTTTCAATTGGTGTGGCAGGAAAACAATCTGTAATTGCTTCCAGTCAAAGTCCACCATAGGTGCCAACAGCTTTTCCAATTCAGCAAGTGGTTCGCCTATTACATCCTTTCCGATAAAACTTTCAATCATGTCGTCTACGTCAGTAATCATTTTGGCAATCTCTTTCAACATTGAAGGATCATCGAAACCATTAATGGCGTTGTGTGCAAGTTGTTTTGCTGCAATCTGGCTTCTTGTTAGCCCTGTAATATCAAGCAAAACAATTATCTCTTTCAATCCTGCTTCTTTTGAAGCTCTCAAACGGTGGTGTCCTGAGATAACCTCTATTTTATCCGTAAATGCACAAAGAGGTAAACTTTCAAGCCCACCTCTCTTTTTTATGTTCTCATGCAATTGACGAAACATTTCAGGTTTCATCAAGTGAGCGTTTTTATCCTGCTCACGGATTAAATTTATTTCAACTCTTGCAACTACGATTCCATAACCTAAATCTGCAAGTACAGTAACTCCGGAAGGTAATTCTACTCCTGTTGTGATTTTGCTTTCGCTCTTTCCTGTTTCCATGTTTCTTCTTTTTTCAACCAAAGCTTTAGTGTTTCTTCCTTGGTACGATCTTGTATTTCGGTTTTGTAAATTAATTTGTAGCCTAACTTTCCTTTTTCTTTCGAAACTAACTTCATTACACCACGCATTTCCTTTGATTCGGGGTACTTGGTGATTTGTGTTGTTTGAACTCCATGAAGTCGGGAAATTTGATAATCGGTTAGCATTGCTTTCAGCGTTTGCCGGTTCGTTGCTATCATGGTGAGTAATCGGCCCAATCGGTAGTTTTTTGTCGGGATCGTAATTCCAAACATGATCAGCAAATCTTTCAGAACCATGGCACCAATAGCTATTTGATAACCGAACACTCCTGCAACATATCGGTCAATAAGCAAAACTACATTTACCTGGGCTTGACCACCTACAAAGTTGTGAGTCCAAATGCCACGATAGTACTGGCAATACTGTGGTTCAACCTGCATGAATTCTATCTTGGAATTTTCAGTAATTACGTAATCAGTTGGGAGGGTTGAGCAATCGAGCGGTGACATTTTGCTTTCATTGGAACGAACAACCATTTTACCCTCTGCAAGAGCTTCGGCCTTTTCTTCTTGGTTGGTAGTTAGGTAAACATTGAAACCTTTGCGAACACCGTAACGAGTAAAGATAGCTTTGCCGGCCATCTTTTGCGTTTCGTTCTCTTCATAGCAAATTATCAGTGCTTTTGCACCTTTCATCAATTCGAACAAATCGGTTAATCCTGTCTTTGGGTCAAATATGCCATACTCAGGTTCTTTCCAGTTCATGTTTCCACCTGTTCCGTACCACTTTTCAAAACCTGCAGTGTATGTTGGAGGGTTCGCGATAATGATTGTCTTTTCATCATTGATCACTTCGTTGATATGCTCAAACATATCGAGAGGACGGTAATTGAAACCTTGCAGCAATCCTTTTCCACGATCCAGTTGCTCTTGAATCTTAGCAATATGTTCTTCTTTGCGAAGCTCCAAATCTTTGAGCATGGCATAAAAAAAATCACTACCTGCAGTCATCATTGTTTTCAAGTACATCAATGCGTAAAGCGAGGTTGCAGGATCAAGCAATTCTTCTTTCGAAAATCCGGTTGCTTCAATCTCTAAATCTTCAAGAGACTTTCCCATCATAGCATAACCGAAAATTGACGAGAACATGGTTACATCACTTGATTCTATCTGTTCAGGTTTAAATCCTGCCTGAATGGCTAGGTGCGACATAGCAAATGCACCACAACAAGGTTCAACAACACGTGTGAAACCTGCTTTGCGTGCATTTTCCAAAATCGTTTTCATGTACTTCTGTTCAGAAGGAACGAGCGTTCCGAGAAAGAATGCTCCAGGTGTTTGTAGTGCCATACTTTTGTACTTAAAAAAATTATGCGGGAAGTCGTATTACTCCCCGCATTTCATTACTTTTCCGTGCCTACAGGCTAAATTATTTGTCCGCCCTGACTGAGTTACGCAGCCAACCCCTCCATAAAGTGTGGAGTACTCTTTTCCTTGAGCTAAGGACGGGGGTAATTACATTACTCGTTTATTGATAAGATAACTTACAGTACTTCTATCAGTAATGTTATATCTTTCCATTATTTCCTTATACGAATGACCATCTTCACGGTACTTTCTAATTTCCAAAACCTGATCAAAAGGGTATTTTATAATTTCTTTAGTTCCAGTCAATCCACGTGTATTTCTTACTAACTTAGGAATATCCATTTGATTTTCACTTCTTGTTCCGATCAATATATTTTCCCAAGAATTATCTAATGGAATACCATTAAAATGCCGAACTTCAACCCCTTCTTTATAAATTTCACTTCCGAATTTTTGAAATGCTTGAAGTCTATGAACTCTTATAGATGCTTTTTCACCATTAATTCTTATTTCAAATTTACTATATCCACGAGCAGTTGATAATTTCAATACATTTCCTTTCGGACTATAAACAACCCCTTGTTTGGAAACAAAATATCCTTTTGATATTGCAATAAATTCTTTTTTGATTTCCATATTACTTCAATCAAAAAGTGAAGTCTGTGCATCAATAACTTTTGGCTTTTCAATTTCGGTTTTGGTTTCAACTTTGAATTCTTCAATCTCGAAACCTGCTTTTTGAAGCCAAAGAGCCACATTGTAACGGTGACATTCTTTTTGTTCTTTTTCAAAACAGCAAAGAGCAATTTTAGTACTATTTGTTTTTTCGGCAATCCATTCAATCTGCTTAATAATGTTTTTTGGAGTTGTAACCCCTAGAACTCTTTCAGCAAATAACTTGTCGTATTCTTCGGCTCCAAACTTCAACATGTAAGATAAAGGAGCTAACTCCAACATTACAGGTCCAGTCCAATTTTTTGGAGGATAACGACTTATACTAATCATTAAAACATTGTTGTTTTGCAATGCTCTGAAATTACCGAAGTAACCGGTGTAAAGTTTTACTTTTGTCATTCTGCTACTGTTTTGTTTCAACAACTAAGGCTTTGAAAGAAATGGTGCAATGTGTGGAGTGCTTTCTTTCAAAAATTCACACGCTTGTGAGCTTTTGCCTTAATTATTGAATTGTGATGTAAAAGTAGCAAAAAGTGAGTGTATAACAATCACTTTTTGCGTTAAAAATGAAAATAATTAGCGTTTTTGTTCAATTTCTTTCAATTTTTTCTTGTAATGAACAAAAAGTAGGTCAATTTCTACTTCTGACAAATTACAGGTGTTGAACTTCTTTATTTCGAGTGATTCAGCTATTTTCTCGCCATATTTCGCAATCAAACCCTTTCGGTAGCCCTGTATGTTCCCTTCGTCAAAACGGTTGCAGGAACGACACTGAGCGTTGCAATTGTGTTCGTCAAACCTGGTTGACATGTGTTTTCTGTTCACATAATGACCGCAATCACAATCTTCGAACTTGATTATCTTTCCACAGCTGATACAACGACCAAAAGTAAAACTGCAATCACGTCTTCGAATGAATTTCGAAAACACTATATCGAGACGTTCTACTTTCTTACTTCGTGTTGATTTTTGAACTTTTGCGCCTTTCGGCCTTGATCTGTCAATCCAAGTCATGATTAGAATGGCAAATCTTCACCTTCACTAGCACTTGGAAGCGGTTCGGTGGTTGTTGGTATTGGTTCAGCTTTTAAAGGTCCTTGTTGAGCCTGAGAATCGGCTTGTTTCGGACTTAATAGTTCCAAATGAGAAACGTTGCAGTTCAGGCCACAAGTCATTTGACCAGCTTTCTCAAACATTTTCTTTGAAAGTTGCCCTTCGACATAAACCTTAGTGCCTTTTTTCAATAATGGAACTAAAGCACTACTTCCATCCTTTACTCGCTTTAAGCATGAAATCCACTCTGTCGTTTCATGTTTAACTCCTTGTCCATCAGTGTAACTTTCGGTATTAGCTACTGAGAATGCAGCATAAGTATGACCGCTCCACTCTTTGATTGTTGCATCATTTCCAAGATGCCCGATAGTGATTAATTTAAGCATAACTCTTTGTTGTTTAATTGTTTAGTATCTTTTTCTTGTAAATCTTCAAGCTTTGCAAATGCTCTGAACTGAGCATCAAACCCTTCGTAATCAATGAAGAAGTTTTGTTCTTGACTTTCGTGAATCATGCTTCTTACATGTTCAAGGTAAACTTTAGTGTCTTTGTTGATCTTGAAAGTCATTTCGGAAGCTTTACCTTTGAACCCCCAACTTTTCATGTATTCGTCATATTCAAGCCGTAGGGTATTGGACATATTTTGAAGTAGGAAAATTGCACTTTCGTACTTACTCATTTTCTCAGGATCAAATCCTTTTGCAATCAATGCTTTCAAGTGGTCTTGTGATATTGCCATGGTTATATTTTAAAGTTGTTCATCGTGTATTGCTGCTAAATTTCGTAATTCCTCTGCTTTGCAAAAAAATTGCGCTTCGTCATACCCTACGCACATACCATTTAACTCTCTGTTTTTGTTGAAAGCTTTCATTCCTTCTATGTCTGCCTGAACAGCTAAAACTAGGGCTAGTCGTTTAATGTCGTAGGTAGTCATTTCAGAGGTTTTTTAGTTTCAATTAATTTATCCCAATGGTTGAAATGTTTCTTCAAGGATTGACCATCAGGAATGTCGTAAGTACTTTCAACATTATACTTTATCAATCCGAATACTCTTGTTCGTTCAAGCTCCATGTCGATTGTGGTACAATCAGAATTAAGTGCTTGGAACGTCTGCATTTTATAAGACAGAAGCCTTGTTTTAGGCTTTGTTACAATTCTGATAATTACCAAAATTGCAAAGATGATTAGTGCTGTTTTCATGTTCTAATATGCTATTTAATTGTTATTTCATCAGTAGAAATTATTTCAGAAAGGACACAATGAAAATTAACAAATCCAATCCCTTCTGATTCAAATCTAGGGAAATGTACTGCAAATCCAAATGTGTGTTTCTGTTCATTTATGTACCAATAGAAATTGCCGTATTGTTTCAATGTCAATGCTTCTTTACATTTGTCTTTCGCTTCTTGTTCTGTTAAGCATTTTATTGCATTGCATCCGATACATTCGGGAGAATCAGGGCATCTATTTAATAGAAAATAGTGTGAACACTCATTATTCAAAGTCCAAAATCTTGGGGTATATCCACAAAAATTCAAATGCTTTTCACCTTTTATAATGAACCAATATGGTTTTTGATTATATTTTTTCATTTCCTGACCTCTTTCTTTATTACGTCCAAATTATCTTCAATGTACGCTTTGACTGGATGATTTATAAATCCAAACCTTGGATTTGGAGAAGTATATTCAGCATACAACCAAAGCAAATAATCTCCGGGCACATTTGCCATTTCAACTCCTTTATGTTTACCAAATGGCATTGGGCTTTTGTCGGTCAATACAACTTTACTGTCCATATCAATCTACGTAAAGCGTTGAACAAACTAATTCACCGGGTCCACCTTCTCCTTTGTATTCTCTGAAATAGTCAAACAAGTTCATTTCAGGCAATTCCATGTCTACATTTGCAAGAATAGTGCGTTCTTTCATTTCTTCTTCCGACAATTCATTAGTATCAATGATTTCATCGGGTTGGATTGAATCTTCTTCTTTGAAGAGGATCTCTTTTGCGTGTTGTGAGTCAGTTGCGATAATGCAGAACATTTCATCTATCGCTTCAATTTGAAACATTTTTAAGTCTTTCATATCAATATCTGAATTTAGTGAAGTGAATAAGAGCAACTGGTTTTGATAGGTCTGCTTTCATAAACCATGATCTGAAATCAGCGAAGGATAAGCCATCATTTTGGGCTATTTTTTCAATATCTAAGATTGGGTATAAATCACCATCTTTTCCATTTTCAATGAATGGATAATCAATCTTTCTACTGAATCCTAACCGTTGTACTCCAATTCCTGAATCTTTATCAAACTGAGCAATTTCGACAGGGTGACTTCCATCGTGTAGTCTATTGTAAGCACTTCCCGACCACATCCGTACTGAAAGAATTGCTTCGCCACGGTTTACTTCGTCAATCTTTCGTTTCCATTCTTCGTAAGCTCCTTTCTTTTTTTTGCTGTTTTTGGAGTCAGCCCGACAAGTATGAAGTTTTGGCTCAATCATTCTTCTGTAGCATGGTCGCTTACATGAAGTGAGACATCTTGCATATAATTCCATGTGACCACCACTGAAACCAATTGCATTTAAAATCTTACAGGGGAAATCTGTTCTTTCTCCCTTTCTCGGATGATCATGTGGAAACGTTGGAGAAATCCAAAGAACATGGGTTTTAATTTTCGTTGCTTTTCGAACTTCCTTGAAAGATTCCATTGCATTTGTCATTGACTCGCTCATACTGCTTGAATTTTTGTTGGTGGATAATTTTCAAATGTTGCAGCGAAGTATTCACCGCTTTCAAAGCCCCAAATGGTGTGCTGTAAATCCCAATCCTCAGGCCATGTGTTGAACTGTTCGTTGGTTTTGGTTGTACACTCCACTTTCAGTATTTTGTTAGGGAAATCGAATGCTAGGATTTCAACACGACCTGTGAAATTCTTTCCTGTAAATATCAATCCTTCGGTGACTCTGATAGAATAGAAGTCTCGCATTTTTACAGTTGCACTGATCACAAGACCCTCAATAAATTTTCTGATCGAACCTGGCAGTTCGCATTTCTTTTGTTCAATCAATGAGTACTGACTGATAATGTATTCAACTCTGAAACGACCATTTTCTTTTAACTGATCATATCCGTCTCGTTTGTACCTGAATCCTGCAGGTGGTTCTACCATTCTGCCTTTCTTCACACTATCCATTTCACTGGATAGAAACGTTTGAAACTCTTTGTCCTTAAGGACATCTTCGAGTGTATCAAATTTCTTTGTGAAAATCAAAAACTCATTTTTTTTGTTTTCGTCCATACTGCTACTTTTTAATTCGTTTGATTCTGATTTTTTTTATTGACATTATTTTTTTTCGTTTCCGAATAATTCTTTCTTTCAGTAACTTTTGAGCCATATCGTTTTGTACGCTCCATTCTATCTCTTGACGTTTACTATCTCGCTGTGCAGCGTTTAAAGCATCCATTCTATCCATCATAAATTGGCAGAATGCGGAAGAAATTTTCAATGGATCAACACAGCCATAGAACTGTCCAAAATAGCCTGATTTGAATTTCAAAATGAAAAAAGCTATTTCAGCAATGTTCAATTGTGGATAGGTGTAAAAGATTATTTTCGAAACTTCGCTAAGTTGTTCTAGTGACATTTTTTCCTTTACTCCACAGTATTCATTGAGGTTTTCAAGTTGAATCTTGATCCATACGACAATGGCCTTTTCTCCGTAAATCTGTGCCGACATTTCCAAGGTTGGTAAATCGTATGACTTGCATTCTACAAATCCGGCTCTAGCTCTAAGCAATCCATCTTGTACAGACGTTGGGTTGAATCGCTCCAGGTACTGAGTAATTGTACCTAACTGCTCTTTGAACTTTTCAATTTGTGGCGATAACTTCGGCAACTTCTGCAAGCAATTGACTTTGCCTGTCACTTGTGCTATTTCTTTTCTGTTCAGTTCCATTCTGTTTTGAATTTTGGAGTTGCTTTATAAACCAATTCACAAAGTGATCATAAGCTTCTTTCGGGGACTTGCCGGGTACTTTTTTCTGACGGAGATTTGATACAAATTTTTCTATGAAACCATGAAACTCATTTATCTGATCAGGACTAAATCCATTCTGTGAGCAAACAATATCGCACCACTCTGTATCATCTTTCAGGAATTGTTCTAACTCGTCAATTTCGACAAAATATTTGGGTGAGTAATTTCCTCTACTTTCCTCTTCTTTTTTCTCTTCTTCTTTACTCTTCTCTACTCTGTCTGAAAGTTCCTGAGTATTTCCACTTTCTTCCCGAACTTTTGGCGATACTTCCCGAATAATGTGTATTTCTTCGGGAATATTTACGCCTGTTCGTTTGGCTCGTCTACTCATGTCGACAAATCTTTCTTGAATTGTTCGCGAAGTAATGATTGATAATTTGGCAAAAACAATCTTATCGAAAAGACCTACATTGCAACAGAAATTCACTATTTCAGTAACCAATTGTTCTTCTATCGAAAAGTAATCTGCTACGTCAAACAAGAAGTTATCATCCCACTCTGTAAAGCAACCACGAACCCTGTAAACCTCACAAAGTATGTAGTCGTAGACAGCAATTCCATTACAGCTATACTTCTTCTTTAGCCGTTTTATTTTCATGTCCTGATACCGGTCTGTATCTACATTGTAGAATTTAAACCCTGACTTATTATCTGCCATCGTTATGAGAATTAAACCGTTCGTATTGTCTCCTGAATTCCTCGAAATGCAGGTCTTCACGTGTAGGTAACTGACAACCAAACTCACTTGCTGCATCTGCTTGTACTTTAGTGAGGAAGTTAGCCATTACATCAGTTTTCAGATTTTTTGTGCCGGAAACTACTACTTCACGCTTGTTGTTGATTACTACTTCACGCCTTAAGAATAGCTTGCAATAATAATCGTGAATGTCTTGCTTGTCTTGTCCTGTTTCGTCTTCTAAGCATGTGAACCACAACCACATTAAAGCATTTTGATCGTTAGAACGGTTCTTCTTGAATAGCTTATGAACTATCTCATAATCACCATTTTTAAGACTAAGGAATGACTGCTTCAATTGCTTGAATAGCTGTTCTTCTTCCTTAATTTCTCCGTTCTCTTTTTTGAAATATAGTGTCTTCATTTGTGTATAAAACGAAACCCCAATTTTCCAAACTTCCGAGTAGCAGGTCGGAATAGGAAAAAAGGGGTCGTAAAATTTTTATCTAGGCTGCTACTCCTATTGATTGAGGATGTAAAGATATATAAAAGTGAGTGTAATGCAATCACATTTTTGAAATAATCCCACGAAAA